GGTATAGCTGGCCTCTTTTCGATGACTCCGGAACGCTCTTACTATGAGAAGATAAATTTCGAGGATTTGGTTGAATCCAATTATGATCTGTTGCGACACTATGATCCACAAACTGAGGGAGGGGTACACGCTACCGTGATACTTGAACCCTTAAAGGCTAGAATAATAACCGTTGCTTCCGTTAAGCGTAATGCTTGTTTACAAGGCATTCAGAAACAGATGATGAACTGTCTCCGACGTTTTCGATGTTTCGACCTGACGAATAAACCTTTTAGTGAGGACCTCCTTTGGAGGCTCCCTACCGATGGTCATTTCGTTAGTGCCGATTACAGTTCAGCCACTGACCTTCTCCACCTGGATTGTACCTTGAGGGTTGCCGAGAGTTTAACTCCCGACCCTGAGGTTTTTTCCTGGTTAAAAGAAAGTCTGTGTGCTGAACGCATCGATTACCCTGAAGATTGTGGTTATCGTGTTCCAAACTCTATTCGACAAACGAATGGACAGCTTATGGGTTGCATGGTTTCCTTTCCTATTCTTTGCGTGATCAATGCGGCGATCTGCCGCTCAGCGTTTGAACGTACCTTTGGTTATTCCTATACACTGGATGAGGTTCCGATGATGGTTAATGGTGACGATTTGTTATTCGTTACACCCCATCTCGACCTTGTTAAGTGTTGGGAAGAACTAATCAAAGGAGTTGGTTTCAAGAAATCACTCGGGAAGAATTTTGTATCTTCCGAGTTTGCTACTGTAAACAGTACATTTCTAAGACCCAACCCCTCTGGTTTTTCCATGGTTCCAAGCTTGAAGTGTGGAAAACTCGTTAACATCGATGATGCTAGACGGGTTTTCGACCGACGAACAAGGTTCCAGGAACGTTTAAAGTTGCTGAAGGCCTCTTTCCGCCAGATTGTTTCCCCGGTCCCCTCTCAGAAAAAGAGAAGGGATAGTCGGATGTACAAAATGGTTGAAAGGGCTCATAAGATCTGCTTGAGGAGGGAAGACGTTTCCTTTTCACATTATCCACCATCTCACCTCGGAATGTACACCCTTAAAGATAAACTCCAGAATCTTCAATTCTTATTGAAGAGGAAGGAGATCGATATAGGTTCATTACGAGACGAAACGGAAGAAGAGAGAAGAGAACGTGAT